ATATTCAAGGCGATTTATATGTAAGTGGATCTACAGATTGTGGTAACAAAGGTAGGCTTGCTTCAAGATTTAGTGCTGCTGATGGTAAACCAAAACCATTTGATATCAAACACCCAAGTAAAGAAGGATGGAGACTTAGATATGCTTGTATTGAAGGCCCAGAGGTTGGTGTATATTGTAGGGGAAGAGTTAGAGGAGAAAAAATAATTAAACTACCAGACTATTGGAAAGATCTCGTTGATGTTGAGAGCGTTTCAGTTCAGTTGCAACCAATTGGTGCACATCAAGATATTATTGTAAAGAGATGGGATGAGGAATTTATTTACCTACAAGCACAAGGCGGGATGCCCGTTAATTGTTTCTATCATGTGTATGCAGCAAGAAAAGATGTAAATCCACTATATGTTGAGTATGAAGGTGAGAGTTGGAAAGATTATCCTGATCCAAATTTTAATCCTGAGATCACACCAGAGAATCCAAACTTTAATGATCCAGAGTATAGAACTAAGAGGAATACCATAACGATTTGAAAAAATTAATTTATATAGAGGAGAATTTCATATCTCCTAGTGAATGTCAAAAATTAATAGAACTTTCTAAATCAAATAAAGAAGAACTTCCTTATGGCGATGAGAGTAGGGGTGGGAATACATATCTCACAACTCTTGGTGGAATTTATTTTGATGAAGATAAAAATAATGTAGTTGATAAGGTAACAGATCTATGTAAAACTTTTGATGATAGAGTGATCGTAGATTACGCAGGTGTAGTGAGATGGCCTGTCGGCACATTTATGAAACCTCATATTGATCCACATAGACCTGACCAAGAACCTGATTTGTTTGCAGCTGTTCTTTATTTGAATGATGATTATACTGGAGGTCACACTGGATTTGAAGAGTCTGAAATCAAACCAGAGACAGGGAAATTGCTTGTTTTTTCTAATTCAATTTACAAACATCACGTTACTAAAATTGAGGGAGCAGAGAGATTTGCTCTTAACATATGGTATAATAGAAAATGAAGAAATTACTTTATGTTGAAGAGGAGTTTTTAAATCCTACCTTATGTAAACCGTTTATCGATCTTCATATTGAAGAAAACGATACTTTTTTAGAAGCGGTAACACACTCAAATTCAAATGAGAGTTTGAGTTATTCTCCTGACATACCAGAGGTGGATGGTGATTATGGTGCAATCTATCTTGGTGGAGATGTAAAACCCGTAGATATTAAACTATCAAAGGATGAACTATTTGCTAGTGTTATTGGGAACGTAACTAAAATTTGTAAGTCGTTTCATAATAATATACAACTAGATTATTGTGGTGTTATACGATGGCCCACTGGCACATTTATGAAACCTCATTACGATAAGTCTGAAATGTATAGCCCAAATGTGCTTGCAGCGTTTCTTTACTTAAATGATGATTATGTTGGAGGTCATACTCAATTTGATAATTTAGATGAGAGCGTATGGTATGATGTAAAACCAAGAACAGGTAAATTATTAATATTTTCCAATCGGGAATACTTACATCATGTGAGTAGAGTTGAGTCAGGAACTAGATATGTTTTATCTTTTTGGTTCAATGCCAGCATATCATCATAAAGAGATAGGAAAAAGATTTTTCTTTATTCATGTTCCTAGAACTGCTGGTAGGTTTTTGCAAGAAAATATAAAACAAAATGGATTTGAGCCTGAGCAAAAGATATGGAAAACAATTGATGGTGTAGAGATTACGCATTTACATAGAGAATTGTATGAAAAACATCTAGATGTAGAGGATATTCCTCATATATCTGTTGTTAGAGATCCATTGGAGAGATATATGTCTTTAAAATCTTATAATTGTTATCCTAAAGGGTGGTTTAGACCTCAAGTTGACTATATTACAGATAAAACTCATATTTGGCATTTTGAGGATGGATTTGGTGATGATTTTTCTGATTGGTTGGGTTTCATATTAAAAATGAAGTTTAATGTGAGAAAATTGAACTCAAATTACATATACAATGAATTAGGGCAAAGACTCACTCTAGATTACATGGATTCTGACTATAAAAAACACGAAAGAACTGTTGAAGATGTGGAATATGTAAGAAATTTTTACAAACTTGACTATTTGCGGTGGTTACGATACAATTAATGCATATATGAAAACCACCAATGAATGATGAATACTTGACACGTTGTGTTGTTGATCCACTCAAACGTAGACTATATCTGTATTCTAGTGAGGGTGATGAAAAAACCGTAGACTGTGAAACCGTGGATCAGTTTATGAATATGCTACGGTTTGTGCGTGATACAGCAACTGATGAGGTAGTATCATACGTCAATCCTCTTTGACGGCCACCAAAATCAGCTTTAGCTTACAAAAAGGCGGGAAAAAAATCCCGCCAATTTTTTTGCCCTATTAGTTTTTTTATAAATACCTAAAAAGTATAGCGGGTTAAAATGGGTATTCGCATAGATGGAAATAACGATCTAATAAAAGCTGTAGATGATACGCTCACAATTGAGGGTATATCGGTAAATACTTCTGGTATGGTAACAGCGACAGGTGGTATAAAAGTCGGAACTGCTGCGACTATTCATTCTACAGGTCAATTTAATATAGGAGTAGCACATACACTATTTGCGAATGGTAATGCAACTCATTCTGGAATAGTTACCGCATCAAGTTTTGTTGGTTCAGGTGCAAACTTAACAGGTATCACACAAACAACAATAACCGATAACGCAAATAATAGAGTAATCACTGGTTCAGATACTTCAAATACATTAATTGCTGAGACGGGATTAACTTATAATACTCAGACACTACTTTTAAATAATACTTCTGCCAATCCACAATTTCATTTAACATCTGCTGCTAATGGATTATGTGAAGTAAAATTTGGCGATGCGAATGATGCTACAAGAGGAAATATAATTTATAGAAATGGAACATCTGGAGAGGCACTTTGTTTTCATGGATATAACAATACTGAGAGGATGCGTATCACAAGTGATGGGGGTATTGGAATCGGTACTACTAATCCATATGTATTAAATGAACCAGCAAAATTCAACGAATTAACAATTGGTGGTAAAACTGAGGGTGCTGCTATCACTCTAAGAGATGATAATGGTAACGTAAAAGGTAATTTATTTACATCTGATAATACAGGTGCGATGATCGTTAGAACGATCACTAACCATGATCTGCACTTTAGAACGAATAATACAGATAGACTTTATATCGACTCGTCTGGTCGATTTTTAATAGCAAAAGGAGCCGCAAGCACTACTACTTCTCAAATTCAAATTGGTGATGGTGTTTCGGGTTACACATGGGATGTAGGAGATGTACCACAAATATTAATTGCTGGCCTTAATAATGAATCACCTACAAGCGGAACATTAAATATTGCTCTTAGAGTAGCAGATGAAAATAGTAATAATATGTTCCAAATCCACAACAGAGGTGGAGGTAATAGTGACGTTGGTGAAGTTTACATGGCTGGGAAAGTTGGCATTGGAACCACTATTCCTACAGAATCATTACATTTATTTTCTTCTACTCCTGCTATAAGATTAACCGATCTTGATACTTCTGGCCCTCTTCACTGTGATATAGAGTCTGTTTCTGGTGATTTATACTTAGATACTGGATCTGTTCATCGTGATGTTGTAATTTCATCCGCAGGAAGAGCAAACGAAATAGGAAGATTTTTGGGTGATGGTGGTTTAACATTCAACGGAGATACTGCAACCGCTAACGCTTTAAATGATTATGAAGAAGGCTCATTCACTCCAGTATTACTTGAGGATGGAAGTACAACTTATAGTCAGCAAAACGGGAAATATACAAAAATTGGTAATCGGGTCTATTTTAATGTTTATATCAAAATAAATAGTCATGATGGTAGTTCAAGTACTGCAACTGGTATTACTTTACCTTTTCAAAATGATTTTGGCACAGGAACTGTCACAGCAACGGTAGTTGGAAACGATCATTGGGATACAAACTATGGTGAAAGTAATATGACAGGATGGATGGGAAATGGAACCACAATTATGAGGTTTTACAAAAACTCTGGGCAAAACCTTCAAGCAATTACTGTTGATGATATTGGGGATGGTGGTGAAATAGCAATAGCAGGGCATTATCCAACAGACTCATAGACCGAGCTACGTCTTAAAACTAAGCCTAAACCTGTTTTAATCGGAGATTAATCCTAATGGCATTAGCTAAAACCGTATATGTAGATAAAACTGAAGTTGTATCTGCGGGATCTACATATGCAACAAATGATTGGAAAAATATTCAAGTTAGAACCGCCACCGTTATCAAAGAAGATGGTGTAGAACTAAGCAAATCTTATCATCGTCATTCATTAGTGCCTGGCACTGTTGCTGCTGGATCAACAGCACTAACTGTAACTGATGTGTCTGGAGAGGATGTAGGAGTTCAAGCAATTTTTAATGCAGTCATGACTGATGAAGTAAAGGAGGCATATAGACTCAATGAAGTTGGAATTAGATCAACCTTTTGACACTATAAATAATCCATAATGCACTAATATAAGATTGGAATAATAACATGGGTCTTTCCAGATTAGAGAATT